CGATTGCGAGTACCACCGGGTATGAGCTTTCTGCTGACCAAGTGATCTTTGTCCAGGTGGATAACCTGAATAAATTGTGGTTTGACTCCTCTGTAAATGGCGAGAAAGTCTGCTGGCTGAAAGCGTGACCACGAATTTAGAATTTTATACCGATGAAGCTGGCACGTGTGTGCTCCTACGAACGGAGCGCGATGATCCTGCGAGGCGAGTATGAGTAGATTATTGAATCAGTTATTTGTGCCTGTGATTGCGGGGAAGAAGGCGGACAACTCATTTCACGTCCACACCACCTCGGTTACTCCCGCGACCTTTGACCCTTCGTGGAATGTTGCAAGTCCTTACCCTGCCATAACGGTTGATTGGGGAGATGGAAGTGCGCCAGAAAACAGTAGCACTGGACTTACCCATACCTATGCAGCCGCAGGGACAAAAAAAGCAACTTTTACCTGCGCTGATTGGACTAAATTAAACATATTTGATATAGGGGGCGATGATTGCTCTTTGGATTCGCCGTCATTTAATCGAGCCGTAAACATAACCAGCATAAAACTTGGCAATAATAACTTTTCCAGCATCGGTTCTTTAGATGCATGCACAAAATTAGCCACGTTATTTATATATCAAAACAACCTAATCGTTTCTCTTCCCGACTTATCAAAGAATGTTCTTTTATCTGATTTTAGGGCTTACTGGAATACACTATTGAGTGTTTTCCCAGATTTAAGTCTCAATACCGCATTATCAGCCGTGCAGTTATATGGCAACGCTCTTGCTGGAACTATACCGTCTTTTGCAAATAGTTCTAATTTATCGACACTTTTGCTGTATTCAAATGTACTTACAGGAACTATGCCGGATTTCGCTCTCAACACGAAACTGACCAACTTTCAAGCTCACGGCAATTTACTGACTGGATATACGACGGGAAGTTTTGCTACACAGAAATCCCTTGCAACGCTGAGTTTAGGAACACAGGCATTGCCAAACCAGTTTACAAGAGCTGCCGTTGATGCGATTTTAGCGGATTTAGTTACATCTCTTGGAATTGTCGATAGAGTTACTTGTACCGTAACCGCAAGTGGCAATAGTATCAGCGCACCAAGCGCAGCGGGCGAGGCAGACCGAACCACGCTAATTTCCGCCGGGTGGACAATGAATACAAATCGTTATCCCGCAATTATGGCGTTTGGTGATTCTCTTTCGCAAACATCATCTTGGCCTGAATTGGTGGGAACTGGATACAAGTCTGCTGTAAACACAATTTACAACATGGCGATTGGCGGCGCTACGATTATGGGCGCCTCACCAAGCCAATATACGATGCTTGGTCAAGCCAACTTACCAAAAGCCAAAGACGCCGATCACATCTTTGTTCTATTAGGCACAAATGACACTGTTACAGACGCGACCCTAACCGCCGCGTATGAAGCCGCCATTGCGGTAATGCAAACAAGAAATCCTGATGCAACCATTTACGGATTAGGGATTCTAAACCGCACAGTAATGACGGGAGTGGTTGAGAAAAATGCCCGAATAGCAACCGCTTGCACCAACGCCGGAATCACTTATGTGGACACAAGTGGATGGATAGTGGCTGCTGACGATACTTCTGACGGGCTTCACCTGAACGAGGGTGGTAAAACGAAAGTGGCAAATGAAATTATTGCATTGTTGCCAGCATAAAATAGTCATTTTGTGGACACCCCAGCTCACTACCCCTGGCCACGAACTGCCAGGGTACGCAAAGAACGCTAGGGGTACGCTCGTCCTGATTGAGAAGGATTTTTGGAAGGACTCGCTATGATCAGACAAATCTACTGCACGGCAAAAGAAGTGATGGACGATCATAATAAAAGCAATACGAGGTAAATAATGTTTCAACAAATTCTTACATGGCTAAGAGACTGGATAGGGAAAATGTTATCAACTGAAACTGTTAAGAGTAAATTGAATGTCGACGTGGCTATTTCCTCGGATATGAGCGCGGCTCTTGAAACGTGGTCGCTCATGTACAAGAACCAGGCGACGTGGATAAATGAATACGTTAAGTCGATGAATTTACCCGCCTCTATCGCTGGAGAGTTGGCGAACCTCGTAACCATCGAGATGTCGGTGAAGATAGAGGGCGATTCAACCCGGGCAAAGTACCTGCAGTCCCAGGCAGATAAGGTGTTGTCAAAACTCAGGCAGATGGTTGAGTATGGCAATGCCAAAGGCGGCTTGATCATGAAGCCGTTCCCCAATGGCAAAGAGGTCGATGTCGACTTCGTCCAGGCTGACCAGTTTATGCCAGTCGCCTTTGACGCGAACGGGAACATCACCAGTTGCATCTTTGTTGATCAGCGCGTGCAGGGGAAAGAGTATTTCACCAGGTTGGAGTGGCACGTTTTCGATTCAGCAAAGGAAATGGTCACGATCAAGAATATTGCATTTAAGGCAAACTCCACCTCTGACATTGGACGCGAGATCCCGTTGACCGAATTCGAACCCTGGGCATCATTGAAGCCAGAGGCAGCGATCGTCCGGGTAAAAGCACCTCTTTACGGTTATTATCGTTTCCCTCAGGCTAACAACGTTGATCCCACCAGTCCGCTTGGTGTGAGCTGCTACGCGCGCGCAGTGGACTTGATCAAACAGGCTGACACGCTGTGGTCAGATCTGTTGTGGGAGTTTGAATCAGGGAAACGCGCTATCTTTGCTGATGTTCTGGCATACGACCGTGACGATGAAGGCAAGCCGATTCTCCCGGACAAGAGACTATACCGGGCGCTGAGTAACTCCTCACAAAGTATTGGCGAAGACGGTTTCTTCCATGAATTCAGCCCGGAATTCCGAGAGGCGTCAATACTTTCCGGGCTGGATGCCATTCTGAAAAAGATTGAATACAACTGTGGACTGGCTTATGGCACCATTTCAGACCCACAGGTCGAGAGTAAGACCGCGACCGAGATAAAGATCAGTAAGCAGCGCACCTATGCCACTGTGAAGGGCATGCAGAACGCGCTCACAACCTGCTTGAACCAACTCGTGTACGCAATGGATGTGTGGGCAACGCTCAATAGGCTTGAGACACCAGGGAAATACTCCGCTGTCTTTGGATACGATGACAGTGTCATTGTTGATAAAGATGCTCAATTCCAGCAGGATCTGAGAGTAGTTGGACAAAGGATCATGGGTCGCGTGGAATTCAGGATGCGCAACTATGGTGAGGATGAAGCCACTGCCAAAAAGAAAATCGCTGACATTGACAGTGAACAGGATGACGAGGACGAAAAAGAAAACATGTTTGAAGGAGCGTAAACAATGGCAAAGTTTCGAAAGCTACCAGTTGAAATTGAAGCAATAACTTTTGAAGAACTCGTGGAATATGGAAAATCTCATGGCGCAAATATGGTCAACAATATGCCGTGGTCTTTTGATTATCAAGGAAAGCCAATTACTCATGAAAACGATAACTGTTACTTGATTCCTACACTGGAAGGAACTATGAAATTTAATCGTGGTGAAATGCTTATTACCGGTGTTAATGGCGAAATTTATCCATGCAAAATGGATATCTTTAAAAAAACATACGCGCCAATTGTAGCTTAATGCTCACTGCCAACTTCCTTGTGAGGTATAATAAGAGAGCCGCGACGGGGGTAACCGTCCGGCTCAATGGTCAAGCGTTCGAGGCGCTCAACGACATGATTATACCCCAACCCAAAAACAATTTAAATTCCGGCGTCTATGAAATCGTCAATACCTTGAATGGTCATAGGTATATTGGCAGTAGTTTGAATTTAAACAAAAGAAGAAACGAACACCTTAGAGACTTACAAAAAGGGAAACATCACTCTCAATATTTACAAAGAGCTTGGAATAAATACGGAGAAAAAAACTTTGTGTTTTCCGTGATTGAATATTGCGATAAAGACTTGTTAATTTCAAAAGAACAAAACCACATAAATGCGGTTCACCCGTCGTACAACATCTCTCTTACCGCCGGAAGTCCACTTGGAGTAAAACATTCACTTGAAACAAGGAAAAAAGTAAGTGAAGCTGGAAAAGGGCGTGTTTTTTCCGAAGAACATAAACGAAGAATAGGTCAATCAAATAAAGGGAAAATACGATCTGAAGAAGCAAAAATAGTAATGGCTAAAAACAGTACTGGAAGAATATTTTCTGAAGAATCACGCAGAAAAATGAGCGAGTCTAGTAAGAACCGCGTACACAAAATGGGCTATAAGTTGTCTGAAGAAACGAAAACAAAAATAAGTAAATCGCTTTTAGGAAATAAACGAACAATAGGGCGCGACCCATGGAATAAAGGTAAACGTGGGTTATATCAAGCCTCTGAAGAAACAAGAGTAAAGATGTCAATAACCAGAACTGGAAAAAAGCATTCGGAAGAGGCGAAGCGTCACATGTCAGAATCTAAAAAAAGGTATTGGGAGGAAAAGCGAAGTGCTGCTTGATCAACTTGATGTTTTGATGGAGCCAATCATCAAACTTTACCGTGACTTTGAAGAGGCGGTAATTTTGGATATTATTCGCAGACTTGTAAAAATGGGTAAGGTTACTGATACGGCAGCATGGCAATTAAACAGGCTTCAACAAAGCGGATTAGCTTACGATGCTGCAATTGAGAGAATATCAAAACTAACGGGTCTGAGCGAAATAGAACTAAAAACCCTCTTTAAAAAAGCCGGCGTGCAATCCATTGAATTTGACAACAAACTATATAAATTAGCTGGCTTAAACCCAAAACAAGTATCACCTGCGATGGCAGAAGTGTTTCAAATTGGGCTTCAAAAAACTAATGGAATCTTGAGGAACCTTACTCGCACTACGGCGATGGATGTGCAGAATCTGTTTATTGATGTTGTGGACACTGCATATCAGGAAGTGATAACAGGCGCGTTTTCATACGATCAAGCCATTCGCCAGGCTGTAACCAACTTGGCAGATAAAGGTATTAATGCAGTAAGTTATGTGAACCGTGTTGATTTCATGGAAACAGCGGTCAGGCGTGCGGTTTTGACAGGCGTTTCTAACACGGCTATGCAGTTACAACTCAAAAGAGCCGAGGAAATGGGGACTGATTTGATGTCTGTGAGTGCTCATATTGGTGCCCGTAACAAGGGTGAAGGTCCAATGAACCACGAAAGTTGGCAGGGTCAAGTCTACTCAATTAGTGGCACGAGTACCAAATATAAACCACTTTTTGCTACAACCGGACTTGGCACAGGTGAAGGTCTCGGGGGATATAACTGCCGTCACAGCATGTACCCATTCTTCGAAGGTATCTCACAAAACGTATACGACCAGGCTGTTTTGGATGAATACGCCAACAAGACCGTTACTTATAATGGTCGGGAAATGAGTGTGTACGAGGCAAGTCAGTATCAGCGTCAACTCGAAAGAAAAATCCGGGGGTGGAAAAGGCGCGAAGCTGCACTTGAAGCGATTGGTCAGATCTACACTTCAGAAGGCGTTCAGGCGCTTAACAAGGTCAGTTACTGGCAGCGTGTTATGAGAGATTTCCTCAAACAAACAGGATTGTCAAGACAGTCGATCCGCGAACAACTCTAATCTGCAAAATTACATAATTGCCTCAATCCCTATTTGAATCTATGCTTTGATTGTAGTTTTATAGCATATCGATTAGTTAATGGGAATCCTTCATGAGCTTGATTGACGCAAGAACTTGTAAGTGTTGTCGAAAAAGAAAAGCACTGAGCGAATTTCAGCCTGATGCTTGGGATCCAAAGAATAAAAATTCAGAGCCTAAAGTTCGTTGGTGTAATGAGTGTCAAGAACGCGGTGCTGTTTACAGTCTTCCAGAACAATTAGAGGTTTCTCAATTAACGGCTAAGGGTAAGTATTTGCAAAGAACATACGATATTTCGTTGAAAGAGTACGAGCGATTGTACGTTGAGCAATACGGATTGTGTGCAATTTGTCACCAACCTGCCGCTAAAGAAAAACCGTTTTTAGTTGTAGATCATGACCATGAAACAGGGAATGTAAGAGGATTGCTTTGTAATAACTGTAATATGGCAATCGGATTAATGAGAGACAACGCGGATACTTTACGGTCCGCTGTCAGATATTTGCAAGCCAGCCGTACGGCTTATGAGACGGCAGCCAATAGTGATAGCCTACACTTAAAACGCTTAGGAAAACAAACGAAAGGGTAATCATGAATAAAAAAGATTTGATCGAGTTGGGAATTGCAGAGGACGTAGCCGAAAAAATAATTGTGCTGCATGGTAAAGATATCGAAGCACATAAGTCAAAGCTGACCACTGCCGAAGGTGAGAGGGATGGATTCAAAAACCAGCTCACAGAAGCCAATAAGCAGATCGAGGACTTCAAGAAACTTGATATTGATGGAGTCAAGAAAGCTGCTGATGACTGGAAAACAAAGTACGACCAAGCAGTTGAACAGCACGCCAACGAGACCAAGCAGCGCACATTTGAAGCCGCCCTCGAAAAAGGGCTTGTTGCTGCCAAAGTCAAGGACGTTGTAGCTGTAAAGGCTCACCTGAAACTTGACGGCCTCAAACTCAATGAGGATGGTACTTTTATCGGCCTCAAAGAACAACTCGAACCGCTTCAGAAAGAAAAGGATTACCTGTTTGAACCGGCTGGTGATGGCGAGGAAGAAGAAATTCCCTCGATCGTTGCCGGAGCCAAAGGAACACCCACAAAAACTTCAACATTTGAGGCTGCTTTACTTAAAGGCGCGGACCTAAAAGAGTGGCCACAGGAATAGGAAAATAGGAAATGACCCAATCAATCGCACTCGTAACAATGTTTTTGAAACTTGTAGACACCGTCTACAAACAGCAAAGTAAAACTGCCATTCTCGACGCCATGACCGAAGCTCCTTCGTTCTTGAACGCGAACGAAGTCAAGGTCATGAAGCTGTCCACCGTTGGTCTTGGCAATTATAGCCGTACCACTGGCTATCCCGCTGGTGACATCACCGCAGCCTGGGAAACGATGCAGCTCTCCATTGAGCGTGGTCGTGCATTCACCCTGGACCGCATGGATAACGAAGAGAGCCTGGGATTGATCCTGGGCAAGTTGATCACGGAATGGATGCGCGTGCACGTTGCTCCTGAACTCGACGCCGTCCGCTTTGCCAAGTACGCCGCGGACGCTGGAAACGTTGTTGGTTCTCCGACAACCCTTTCCGCTGCAGCTGATGTTCTGGCTGCCATCGACGCTGGCAATCTTGCCCTTTCCGAGGACGAAGTTCCGGAAGAAGGACGCAAGCTCTACATCACCCACACTCTCAACGAACTCTTGAAGGGTGCCATGACCCGCACCTGGGGGAATGACCAGAGCCTCAACCGCGCTGTGAAATTCCTGGAATCAACTGAGGTTATCCCCGTACCTCAGACCCGGTTCTACACCGAAGTGACCCTGAACGCTGGATCCTCGAGTGATGCAGGCGGGTTCACCAAGACCTCAAGCACTGGCAAGGACATCAACTTCATGATCATCCACCCCCCCGCTGTCTGCCAGCCGATCAAGCTCAACCAGGTGAAATACTTCAACCCTGACATCAACCAGCTCAGCGATGGGCACTTGTGGCAGTATCGCTTGTATCACGATGCCTTTGTGTACGACAACAAAGTCAATGGCATCTATCTCCACAAGAAAGCTTAAGGAGGTGATCCGTGAAGCTCTCTAAAAAAGGTATCACAATCGAGGTTGAAAGCAAGACCGAGATTGATCGTTTGAAACGGGCTGGGTACGAACAGGTTGTCGCGGTTCAAGAACCTGTTAAGGAACCGGTAACAGACCCGGTAAAGGAACCAGAACCTGTGGCTCCCAAAGCGGTTGCAGAACCCAAAAAGGCAACCGAACCCAAAAAGGCAGGTAAATGATGAAATCCGTTACCCCTAATGGCTTGCTCAAGGCTGTTAATGACAACTTCGCGGCTCTTGCGTACAACCTCCCCGTGGATCCACTTTTTGTGGATCCCGGGGTCAATGCATCTGGTAACGGTCTGTCCTGGGAGAACGCGTACAAGACCATGACCGAAGCCCTCGCAGCTGTTGAGACAGGCGGAGTGATCTATTTCCGCGGTGATGTGAGAGAAGAGTGCATCGCCTCAAACCTTGTGTTTGACGTCACCATCTGCGGCACTGGATTCCTGCATCACCCGGATCTGCCTGCAACCGGGTATGATCCTGGCGGTTCAATGTGGCGTGCACCCGCATCGCCAACCACCGCAACGCCATTGCTTGAAGTTCGTGGACGCGGCTGGCAGTTCCTCAATTTCTCCGTGGATGCCCCTGTGGATGCACCAGCGTTTCTACTGAAACGCAACGCACTTTCGGGTGAGGCTGAATATGACGCCTCTCATGCCAGGTTCGAAGGCGTTCGGGGAATGGCTGGTCAAAACTTTATCGCAGACAATGGTGGTTGCTACAACGTGACCGTTGATGGCTGTGAGTTGTCGCAATTCTCTGCGGCCGCGATCATCAACACCAGCACCGCCGTGGCCAATCCGCTGAACTGGAAGATCCTCAACAACATCTTCCCTGCTGACACATCCGACTTTGGGAACGTCACCCACATCGACTCCCCGCTGAACAGCGCGATCATCAAGGGCAACATCTTCGGCAAGGTACGCTCTACTGCCAAGTACATTGATCTGACCGGTGGTAACAACAACATCGTGACCGAAAATGTCCTGGGTGGTGAGTACGACACCTCGAACTATGTGCCTGGCACCGGTGACGAGTGGATGCAGAACGTGTGTGCTGTAACCGCCACGACCGCCCCAGATGGCCGCTCCGTGGCTGTTCCCGCTGCAGCTGGATAAAAGGGATAAAAGGGATATAAGCAATGGCAGCTTACGCAGACTACACGTATTACAGTACCACGTACCTGGGTACTGCCATTGCTTCAGCCGACTTCGCGCGCCTGGCACTTCGCGCCTCTGCTGTGATCGACAACATAACCTTTAACCGCGCCGCCGCCATCATCACAGCCGATACACCCGAAGCAACTGTTACAGCCATCCAGAACGCGGTATGTGCGGTCGCTGAGGAGATCCAGGAAGAAGACCTCGCTGGAAACCTTGACGGAGTAGCTGCAGAGTCAGCTGGCAGCCGGTCGGTGACCTACAACAAGAACAGCCGCAACATGCTGGCGAATGAGCAGAAGCAGTTGAACGCTGCCAGGCTATATCTTGGGAATACGGGCTTGCTCTTTACTGGTTTTGCCAGTGGTGAATACGGCGGTCAAGTTTCAGAGGATGCATGATCACCAACACAACTATGACCCTCTATAACAAAATCTCTGGCACGGAAACGTACCAGAGAACTGTTATTCCTGGACCTGTGCAGTGGGAGAACCGCAAAGCTGCCAATGGCATGAGAACTGGTGCTCTCTCCTCGAACACTGCGAGAGTGTTCATACCCATATCTCTTGGGGGAGATTATCTCAAACCTAAAGCCTGGCAAGCACTGGTTACCAAGACCGGGAAATGGACACTGCAGGATGGTGATGTCATTGTCAAGGGAACTGTGACAGACGAGATCCACGCCGCAGTACCCGCTGTTGTAGGACCGCCTGCGGTAGCCGAAGTGCCTGCCTTCACAGTAACAAGTCTAAAAGCCAAATATGATGATGTGTTGGTGATCACTTCTGTTGATACCTTTGACATGGGATCGGTCGCGCTCAGGCATTGGGAATTGGGGGCAAAATGACCCCTCCAATAATCCAAACTCCACGCGGATCCGTGATCGTCATGCCAAATGGCAAGGCCGAGTTGAGGTTCAATACTAACTTCCAACCCAAACACCAGGGACGGTTTACAGCGGCTCAAAAATTCGTCGATTCCGAAGTGTTGAGGGTATGTGAACCCTACACCCCCCTGCTTACTGGGATGTTGATCAAATCCGGTCAGCTGGGGACTGTTCCAGGCGAGGGAGTTGTCTCATGGATAGCTCCTTACTCCCGCAAGCGATACTACACACCCAGGAAAACACCCAGCACCACCGGGGCATTGCGAGGTCCGTTCTGGTTTGAAAACGCAATGGCTGTGTGGAAACACACAATCCTTGCAGGGGCACGAAGACTTACCGGAGGTGGTAAATGAGCATAATCTCTGCCCTGCAGACCTTCATCAAGACCTATTCAGGAATTGCAAGCCTGAATGTGTGGATTGATAAGGTTGGTCCTGACACAATTGAGTTCGGGATAATACCCATACCCGGGCCCAGGATCGTTGTAGAAAACATTGACGGATCCTCGGAGCGCGAATACCCGTTTGCCCTGCAGTCCTCGGTAATGACCGCTGACGATGCCACGAGATTGGCGAACAGCGAATTCTTTGAAGAGTTTGCGGACTGGCTTGAAGCACAAACCGAAGCCGGGACGTTACCTACTCTTGGCACTGGGCAGACAGCAACTAATATCGAGGCCACGCTTGGCGGTGCTCTGTATGAGCAAGGTGAATCAGGACAGGCAATCTATCAGATCCAATGTAAGCTAACGTATGAACAGACAGCCTAACGGCTAGAAAGAGGAACAATGGTCGACACAATTAAGACTTCACTTGTACGGTACTTCATGAATACCACACCTTCCAGCACAGCAACTTATGTGCGTATGGGATCAGGCGTGGCCAGTGCAAAACTGGAAATGAATCCGGAAACCACAAAACAAACCGACATCACCGAGGATAACGCCCGGGTGTCTGTTGACAGCTACGCCCCAACGCTTCCCATCAAGCAGATCGCAAAGAACGCCGACGCAATTTTTGAGTTCATTGATGCCCTGCGTAAGGCGCGTGCGGTCAATGAGGATGCGGAAACTGACATCCTTGAAGTCGACGCGTACGAAACCGGCGGACCCACTGCATATCCTGCTCGCAAGCAGACGGTAAGCATCCAGATCGATACATTCGGTGGAGATGGTGGAAAACCCATTGAGATCGAATACACCGTCAATTACATTGGTGATCCCGTTGCCGGAACCTTCAACGCCTCAACACTTGCCTTTACAGCCTCATAGGAGGTGACATGGTAGTAACGATCAAGAGAAGTCAGGAAAGACATTTCCTGAATACTGGCACATTGCTATCGCCAACATGGTCCTTGATGGGTACTGGTATCGCTTCTGCCAAGACAGAAATGAACCCAGAGACTACAAAAGAGACGATCATCACTGAAGACAATGCCAGGGTTTCAGTCGATTCCTATGCCCCCACGCTCCCGATCAAACAAGTGGCAAAAAAGGGTGATGCGGTTTTTGATTTCATCAACGCCATGCGCACGGCCCGGGACATCCTTGACGCTGCAGAAGCTGAGCTGGTTACGGTCCATGTTTACGAAGGTGCCGCGCTCGGATTCTACTATGCTGAAAAACAGCGTGTGAGCATCCAGGTGGATGATTTTGGCGGGGATGGTGGCAAGCCAGCAGAGATCAATTACACGATCAACTTCATCGGTGACCCTGTTTATGGCGGGTTCAATCCAACACCTACGGCTGAATTTGTGGAAACGCCGGTCGATGCAGTCCTCACGACTATGGTAATAGGGTCAGTAACCCTCACTCCTCTCTTTGCCACTGATAAGTCCTGGCTTTGGTATGCAGGATCTGTATCCAACGCAACCGATACCGTGACCATGGACTCAACACTGGCTGGCGCAACCATCACCCAATACGACGATGATGAAGTTGAAGTTGCTCAGGGCGATCCCGCGGCTTTGGCTGTTGGTGTAAATCATCTGACCATTGACGTGACTGTGGGCACGGAAACCGTGACCTACAACATCGACATAACCAGAGCGGCTTCATAAACTGAAACCCGACTCGCAGGGGTCGGGTTTTTGAAAGGAATAACACATGGACGAACTTGTACTCAAGTCTGGTATTAAACGGATCGCGATCAAGGACGATGAAGGCAATATCACGGGTGAGATATCTTTCAATCCCGCTGATGTGGCTTTTGCTGAACGCTTCTACGCGGTCTACCAGGAGTTCCAGGAAAAGACGAAAGAGTATGAAGCTAAGGCGGTTGAGTTGGATAAGGCAAACGAGCTGGTTGATGCAGAAGGGGTTCCTGTTCAATTTGCAAATGGCATTGCCTTTGCCCGAGAAGTTTGCGAATTCATCTTCGAAAAGATCGATGAATTATTTGGAGCAGGTACCAGCAAGACCGTGTTCAGAGACTCCCTTGATTTTGAAATGATCGGGCAGTTCTTCGAAGGCATTACTCCGTTTATACAGAAGGCGCGATCTGAAAAAACTAGCCGGTATGTTTCAAAGCAACACGGAAGGGTAATTAAATAAAATGTTACGAAAAAATCTTGAAGATTTGGATGCAGGTCAAAAAGGTGATTATTGTTTTCTTAATAAGGACACATTGATCGCCCTTCGGTATGGGGAAGATGCGTTCAAGCAGATGATTATCCTTCCAATTTCAGAGAACGCGATGCCAGGAAAACCCCATTGGCAATGGAACGGAAATAAAGAACTCCCATCTTTGACGCCATCAATCCTTGTAACAGACAGACCTGGGTATTCAGAGGGATGGCACGGTTATTTGACCGATGGAAAGTTGGTTACGGTTTGAGCATCCTCACCGATATCTTGCCGGATGCAGTTGAAGTTGAAGGCAGGGAATATGCCGTTAATACGAACTTTCGGGATTGCCTGAAAGTTGTTATGGCATTTGAGGATGAAGAGCTGACTGGTTTAGAGAAGCAAATGATCCTGCTGCAGGTCATGTACCCGGTAAAACCAGATAACACTGAAAAAGCCATGGAAATGGCGGTCAAGTTTCTGGATGGGGCGGTTGAAGGTGACGGTGAGAAATCTGACGAAAAACCCGAGCGATTATTCTCATGGGCTAAGGACGCGAACTATATTTTCGCTGCTTTCAAACAAACCCATGGAATCGACCTGGATAAGGAAAAGGACATGCACTGGTGGAAATTTATTGCCCTCTTCATGGATCTGGGCAGTGAGACATTCTTCTGCAATCTTACGGCGTTGAGAAAACGCATTTTTAGTGGAAAAGGCAGTAAGGAAGATTACGACTATGCGCGTGAGCTGGGGCATATTTTTGAGATTGGTCAGTCCGACACACGCACGCCTGAGCAGATCGAAATGGACGAAATCTTTGACCAGGCATTGGAAGGCAGGCAAGTATGAGCGCTTATGACGGGAGCATTTCTGAAGAAAAAGAACAGGAAGCTGCGTTCTTACAGTTAGTTAACGGAGGAAAATAGGTGTATAATATAAGTGTCGAGGGAAGCAAGGAGTTTTTATTTGCCAATAGAGAGCCGTTACTCATGGTAACTCCTGATTCCCTCGACAAGAATCGGCGAAACATGGGTAGCGGCTCTCTGCGCGAGGCGCACATGAATAAAAATTCTGGTGTGTACGAGATCGTGAACACTGTCAACGGGAAACGATATATTGGCAGTAGTGTCTGTATTTATAATCGCCTGAATCAACACATAAACCTGCTTCGAAGGGGCAAAAGCCATAATAAGCATTTGCAAAATGCCTTTAATAAATATGGGGAAATTAGCTTTTTATTCCACTCTATTCTTTATTGTGATCCAGATATGCTGGTCGTTTATGAGCAATTATGTATGGGCGGTTTGCATCCGCAATACAATAAGTCCGAAAATGCGGAAGCGCCCACAAGAGGGATAAAGTTTTCGGAAGAACGCAGAGCCAAAATATCAGAACAAAAAAAGGGGAATAACTATCGAGCAGGTACTAAAACGTCTGAAGAAGGCAGGGCAAATATAGCGGCTGGTACCAAATTGGCAATGCAATCACCTGAGGTACGGGCAAAGATATCCGCCGCTAACAAAGGAAAACCTTCTTGGAATAAGGGTATACCTATGTCAAACGAA